CAGGTCCGAAAGTTTGCAGCGCTGACGCGCTTTCTTTTCGTTTTCGATGCGGGCCAGCATGGCGCGCACGCTCTTTTCCAGGCTTTGCAGGTCTGTGCCAGGCCCGGCGGTGATGGAGAATTCGTAGGTGTCGTGGCTGTCGTAAACGGCTGCGGCGGGCGCACTGCTGATGGGGGGCGTGTTATCCACGGCAAACGCCGGCATGGCGGTGGCGCCCAGGGCCAAGGTGCCGGCGGCGGTCAGCTGTTTGCTCATGCTGGTCAGCGCGTTCAGCGGGCCTTTCTGCCCACCTTCCAGGCCTTGGGTGAGGCCCGCCATGGTGAACCCGCCCAGCTCCGCGAACACCCGTGACGGGCTGTGTATGCCGAGCTTTTCCTTGAACCAACCGATGCTGGCGTCGCCGATCGAGCTGATGGTGTCTTTGACGGCGCCGAGCCCGGCTGTCAGCCCATTGACCAGGCCGTTGACGATCATGCTGCCGAACTCGGTAAAGCGGCTGGGGAGTTCGATGCCCAGGTAACTCAGCACGCCGGAAAAGGCCTGGTAGAGCAGGCCGAGAGGGTTGAAATTGACCAAGGTGGTGATGATGCCGCCGATTCCTCCATCGAAGCCTACCTTGATTTCCGTCCAGGAGTTGGCGAAGTAGTTCTTCACCGCGTCCCAGTTTTTGTAGATCAGGTAGGCGCCGCCAGCCAGCGCCGCAACGACGGCGGCGATGATCAGGACAATCGGGTTTGCTGCCAGGCCCCACAGCGCGATGCCTACCGTGCGCAGGGCGGTGACCAGGGCGCCGCCCATTGTCATGGCGAGCATACGAACGCCCTGCGCAAACATCGGGAACACGTTGCGAGCCAGACCGGTCAGCGTGGGGAGCAACCGGCCGAGCATTTTGGTGATGCCGCCACCCTGGAGACCGAACATGGTCATGCCGTAGCGCAGCACGGCGAACGGTCCCAGCATGCTCGCCATGGTCAACGCCAGGCCACCGAACACGAATGCCAGCGCAGCGATCGCGGCCACGACCTTGACCAGGCCGCCTGCCAATTTCGGATTCTCCCGGGCCCAGGCTCCGATGCTGTTTGCGATCTCGCCCAGGGTTTTGATCAGGTCCTTTAGCTCCGGCGCAACGGCCGCGCCGAACTCTGCCATGGCGTTGGTGAAGCTGCCTTCAGCGGCTTCCATGATGTTGGTCAGGGTGTTGAGCTGTTCGTTGACGCGGGTACGCAGATCGGCCTGAGTTTTCAGCTTCTGTTGGACCTCCTGGTATCCGGCCAGCCCCTTGTTCATCATGGTGTTCAACGTGGTCAGGGTTTCAGCGTCATCCCCGAACAGCTTCTTAATGATGGCGTTGCGGTCGACGTCGTTGAAGGCCTTGAGCTTTTCAACCTGGGCATACAGGTTCTCCAAGCCGGCAAAGTTTCCCTTGTCATCGGTGAACTTGAAGGACACGCCAGTATTGCCACCGGCGGCGATCTTGTTGGCGCTATTGACGTGGTCCTCGTCCAGCCCTGCCTGGAAGATTTTGCGGAAGGCGTTGCCGGCGGAACCGCCCTCCATGCCGGCCTGGTCCATCATGATCAGCAGCGGCGCCAGTTCCTTGGCTGCATCGATCCCTGACTTCTTGATGACGTCCATCACCGGGGCGATTTTGCTGAAGCCCTGGAGCATGTTGCCTGGGTCAACACCGGCATAGAACCCGCGCTGGATGGTGTCCATCAGGCCCATCATGTCTTTTTCAGTGGTGCGCGTGGCGTCCTGCATCTTGGCGGCAAATTCCGCCGCCTCAGTGGCCTCCATCTTCAACTGAACGCCCAGATACGCAGCCGCCTCACCCGTGCCGCCGAGGATGCTTTGCGCGCTCAGGCCCTGACGCCGAAGCATGGTCATCATGTTCTGGAAGTCAGCCGTGGTGCCTGGCAAGCGGTCGCCCAGCTTGGTTGCCAGGTCGGTGATCTTCTGGAAGTCCTCCGAGACCTTGCCGGTGTCGTCCATCATCGACACCTTGAGCTGTGTGGCGGAATCCTCATTGGGCGCGAAGGCTTTGACTGCGGCGGCAATCGGTCGGGTTGCTGCATAGCCCACGCCCAGCCCGGCGGCGCCGTTCACCGCGAGGTTGCCGGCGGCGCGCTGGGATTTCTCCATCAGGTTACGGGCTGCTGCGGCCTTCTTGTGCTGTGCGCTCAGTTCGGCCAAACGCTGACTTTGCGTGCTGATACTGGCGTTGGTCGCGCCGATCTGCTCGCGCAGCTGGCGTTCATGGCTACCAAGGTTCTTGGTGCTGATGCCTGCGTCATAGAGTTTTGAGCGCAGGCCTTGCAACTGCACGTTCTGCTGTTGGTGCTGCTGCTTGAGTCGTTGGGCCTCGCGCACTGCTGCTTGAAAGCTCCTGGTCATCGCCCTGGTCGGCGCGTCGGTTGCGGCAAGTTCCTGGCTGAGGGATTTGACTCGATCGCGTGCAGCGGTGAGTGACGCGCCGGTTTGTTCAGCCGCTGCCCGCTGAGCCCGCCAGGCGCTGACGTCTTTCTGCTGGGAGGTGAGTTCTTTCAGGCGGTCGCGAGCGGCCTTGAGGGCGCGCGCGGTCTCAATGCCCCCTTCGCTGATGTGCTTCAGCGGGCGGGTGGCCTTGTCGATGGTACTGAGCAGCACCTGTAGTCGCAGATCATTTGCCATCGGTCGAACTCCGCACCCTGGCGCGCTCGCGCCATTCCATCAGCTCTTGCAGGCCCAACTGATCCATATCCGCCGGTGCCCAATGAAAAACCACGGCCAGGTCGGCCATGGCGTCCTCTACGCAACGAGGGATGCGTCCGTCTTCATCGATTTCTGTAGCAAAAAACCGGACACCTTGGTGCCGAGCGCGAACAGATCGGCCGGGTCCATCGACGTGACTTCGATGGCGGTGAGGGTAGGGCTGCTGATGCGCGGCACCACCTTGACCAAGCTGTTGACGTCCATTTGCAGCAGCTCGGCCAAGCTGACGCCGCGCAGTTCGCCCGAGTTGGGCTTGCGCAGGGTGATGCTGTTGATGGCGGTGGTGCCACGGCGGATTGGGGTGTCGAGGATGACGGTGTTGTCGTCGGCCAGGGGTTTAACGTCGGCTTGTTCGGTGTCTTCGTTTTTCATGGAAAAGCTCCTGTTGATGTGAGGGTACGTTTAGCGATCGAGGATAAGGATCAAAGGCCAATGGCGGAGCGCTGTTTCTCCAGCATGTCGACGCCGCCGACCTTCTCGATGAAATTGAGCAGGTCGATTTCGATGATGTCTTCGTTGTCGACGGTCAGCTTGTAGTAGCTGCAGGTGGTGGTGATGGAGTGTTCGGTGTCTTCACCAGGGGTCGCGTCACCCATTTCGATGGTTTCGTGACGGCCTCGCACGGTGACTTCCACTGCACTGACTTCCCCGGTGTCGTCCTGTTCGTAAGCCCCTGCGAAACGCAGCGCTACCCCCGACGCATTTACAGCGCCGAACTGCTTGAGCACGATCAGATCGAGACCGCCGAGCTTCCACTCCAGCTGGATGCCATCGTCGGAGAAGCCCAGATCCGCCTTGACCGGTCCATTCATACCGGCGGCGCGATAGGCTTCCATCTTGCGGCCCAGGGCGGGCAGGGTGACGGTCTTGGCTTTGCCTCTGTAGCTGCCGCCGTCGTTGAACAGCATCATGTTTTTCAGTTTGTGTGGCAGGGCCATGTCGGTGTTCTCCGGGGTTATGGCACGGGGTTAACTCCCCTTGCGGGGAGGCCCGGTTTAAGCGTTTACAGCGGTTGCGAACTGCATCAGGTAGCTGTCGGTGATGCGCTGGCGCAGGGTGAGGTTTTCCAGTGGCGGCACAGGCGTGTAGTCGTAGTCGATAGTCAGCTTGCCGGCCTTGAGGGTGTCCTTGTCGTTGATGTCTTCCGGGTACCAGCAGCTCCCGCCGATCAGATAGCCCTGGGCAACCAACTCGCGGAACTTGGCGTTGATGCCTCCGATGATGTCTCGCACCAGCGATGCGTGCATGGGCTTGTCCATGGCCCACATCTGCGCTTCGGCCATCGTGTCGGCAAGGATCTGCGCGGTGCGGGTGTAGTTTTCGAAGGCAAACAACGGATCGTCGCTGCAGGTGCGGCTACCCCAGAAACGGAAGCCGCCCTCGTTGATCAGGGTGGTGACCTCGTTGCTGTTGAGGTAGTTGGCGTCGGTGGCCGGGTTTTGCAGATCCCAGAACACGTCGGCGCTGATACCGGTCACGCCGTTGACGGCGACGTTGGAGAGGGTCTTGTGCCACCCGGTCTCCTGATCGATCTTCGCCCGCAGGCCGAGGGCGCGAGCCGTGGCATAGGCGGTAACGGTCTTGCTGGTGACGGTGTCCCAGTTCAGGAAGTCCGGCCAGATCAACATCAGTTCACGGGCACCGAAGTTTTCGCGGTAGGCGACCACCTCTTCCTTGGTTTTGCAGTTCCAGGCGCTCACGTAGCCGAAGGCTCGCAGGTCCTGAAGAATCGAAATGAGGGCGGTGGCTACCGGTTGGCTGTCGTAACCAGGCACACCAATGATGCGCGGCGTCATGCCCACCCGAGACTTGGCGGCCAGCAGGGCTTTCATGCCGGTGTATTTGCCGTCGGCGGTGGTGGTGCCGATCAGGGCGCTGGTGGTAGCGGCTTCGTCTGCGCCTTCCTTGACCCGCACGACGATGGTGTAGGGCTTGGTCTGGTCCGCGATGGCTTGCAGGCTGCTGGCCAGGGTGCCTTTGACACCGGCTTTGGCGATAGCGCTTTGCACGCTGGTCAGCAGTACCGGGGTGTCCAGCGGGAATACGAGCGGGTCCGCATCTTCAGCCGTGCAAACCAGGCCGATGACTGCGGTGGGGATGGTGCGAATGGGGCGGGTGCCGTCGTTGAGTTCGATGACCCGCACGCCGTGGAGATAGTCTGAACCGGCCATGGGTGGTTGCCTGCGCTGTGATGGAATGACAGTGCACAGGCTGCCGCGCGCGCGGCGAATGGGCGAGCGCGGCGGGTTGTATGGGGCGGGGTTACAAGACCGTTCGAGCGCGGTTCAAGACGTTGCGCCAGGAGATGTCGGCCATTCAACAGCGTCAGGGAAACTGGGCTGCTGCTCGATGCGGTTCAGTTCCACGCAGTACCACTTCCAAGCCTCCAAGGCCGCAATTTCAGTGTCGGTTGCAGCACTCAGCTCCACGGCATACTGCAACGGCGCCATGCGAGCTGTTGCGACACCCATCAGGCCATCACGCACAGCCAGCGCCTTGGCGCGCAACTCTTCCTGCGTCGGTGGAGTCTCAGGCGGCAGCTCTAGCGGCGCGGGAAAGGCAATGGAAAGTACCCCGCCTTCGATGCTGACTGTCATGCCATCGCACATGCCGTCCACGGCATCTCGGTATTGCTCTTCCGTGATTTCAATGGCCCCGTCCAAGGGCTCAGTGGAGATTGATCCGTTGATGGCATAGGGCATTACAGAATCCTCATGTAGTAGTTGGCACCGATGTTTTTGACGCGCGTTTCGGTGCTCGTCCGTGCAATGCGCGACGCGTCGACGGTGAGGTCGACCATGCCATTCACCACGCCGCCAGTACCCGTAACGCCGGTCTGGCTAGACCCTGATACAGCGGTGAATGCAAAGACCCCTTCGGCGGAAACGCCCCCAAAGGTGGGTATGCCAGTGACAAGCTTGCCGGTGATATTTTGCATGGCGTCGTCCTGTAGCGTGCCGCCCATACCTGGGCGAATAGAGCGCCGTTCGGTATTGAGCAGGTACACCGTGTTGCCATTGATCGGGCTGCCCGCCAGATTGACCCTGGCGTAAGCCGTCACCAGCGGGGCTACGCCTGTCACCACTTCGCCCGTCAGAACGCCCGTGTTGTAGGCCTCAGCGGCGGTTAGCTTGATATAGCGATAGCTCTTGTTGGTTGGCGGCTCGCCAGCGCCGAACATCACGGGGATCGGCACGCCAATTGGCTGGAGCGCCCACGGATCGGTCAGCAGCGCATTGAGCGCATTAGCGACGAACAATGTGTTGGCAAGCTGCTGGTTCGCGGTGGCAAGCGCTGCGGTCGGGCCGGTCGGCGTGCCAGTAAATACGGGGCTCGCCAGAGCGGCCTTGAGCGCCAGTGCATTGGTAATGGTTGTAGCGAAATTCGGATCGTTGCCCAGCGCTGCCGCCAGCTCATTGAGCGTATCGAGCGCCGCAGGGGATGAAGCCACCAGTGCCGCGATAGCCGCCTGAACAAACGCGGCGTTTGCTGCACGCTGGTCGTTGGTACTGGCGGGCAGAGTGGGGACATACACGGTGCCCGTAAACGTGGGGCTAGCCAAATTGGCCTTGAGCGCCGGGTCAAAGTTGCCGTCGTGCCAAATTTTCCGCCACGTATATGAGCCGTCAGCAAGCACCTGGCGGAAGCCAAAGACGTCCGATCCGGCTCCCACATGGCCGAAAATGTCGAACGCCAAGGCGGAACCCGGTGCCTTCATCCGCAAAAACATACCGCCGCTGGAGAGCGCCGACGGCCCATCGGTGGTAACGGCTGCATAGGTGCCGACGGCGTGCTTTGCAACATCGGCGATCTTCCCCTCCACGGCAGCCTGCGGAGTCGACAACACGGCATCAGTAATGCCGTGCCCGGCCAGTGTCGTTGGGTTGGTACCTCCCACAACGCGACCGTACTTATCAACGGTCACTGCGCCGTAGGTGCCAGCAATAATGCCCGTGCGCCCGGCGACCATTTCAAAAGCCAGGGCGGTGGTGCCCAAAATAATCGGCGCGTCCGTCACCAGCTGCCACACGCTGTCGCCGCTGACCGTGCCTTTTTCCACGCTGACGAACAGCCCCGGCGTCACCTCGGCGCTGCTGTCGGCGTCCACGGCGCGCTTCCATGTCCCCGACGCCGGCAAGATATAAATGCCGTTGTCCTTGGCCTGGGCCTGATCCTTGACCAGGACCCGAGTACCTTCCGTCACCAACACCCCGTCGATGGTCTGACTGCCGCTCAACACGATATTGGCGGTGGTGGTCACCAACACCGAATGCTTGAAGTCCAGCTTCGCCAAGGCCTCGATAACCGAGGTGTCAACATACTCGCGGGTTGCGAGCACGACACTGGGGTCAATCTTCAGCTCGATATTGGCCGTGCTGCTGACGATCAGGTTGATTCGAATCACCTGAGTCCGGCCCGAACCCTGGGACAGCAGCGGCTTGTACGTCGGCGCGCAGTTGGCGACGGCCACCATGTCGCCGTCCGCGTCATACAGCGCAAGCTCACGCACCCACCAACCGCCAGCGCTTTCCGGGATGATCTGTTCGGCGATGATCACGTTGGGATTGGTCGGGTCCACCTTCACCTGGTTGAGCGGCGCACGTCGACGCTCGTTGATCAACTTGGTTTGCAGACGGTTGGGGATGGGTGCCGTTTCATTGGCATCCCCCACCGCCATCTGGGCGAAGGTCCAGGACGTGCCGAGGGCTGAAGCGTTGGCCTGTTTGGCTTCACC